TTGGTACAATCACCGAGCAGGACAAACAAGAACTGGACTCTTATGTAAAAAGAGTCCGGATGCACCAGCAATTGCAGAAGATCTACGGACCGACAGCAGATTTCATTGAACTTAAGAATCGAACCAGACAAGATATCGAGCAGTGGGGTGAGAAAATTCGCGCTAGAATAATGGCGGATAGAGAAAAGTACTTTCGACTGACGCCGGCCGGCGAGATCGATGGCGCGGGGAAGACACCAGAGACGTGGGTACCAAAAGATCCGGCAAAAAATAAACTAACTCAGGTAGATGAAGAACTGGGCTTACTTGCTACACTCAAGTTCTCAGCGCTGCAGGAGCTGTTTCGCATCGGATCTGAGACCTGACAACGCTTTCGGAGACGTGCTGTCGCGTCCGGTACTCGACGGCGGTGGCGGCGGTTGATATTTAGAAAGCCCAAGTAGAAAGGCGACTGGCACCGCGGTACCTACGGACTTCTTGACAGTGACGCAAGTGGTTTAGAACTAAATAGACATATTAATCGACTAAATACCAAATAATAATCGATAGGAATATAATGGCGACGGTATCAAAACAAATAACATATAGAGATTTTGATCTGCGATTCATAGCCCATCCTATTACGGGTAAGCTTAATATGCTGAAAAATAGCAATTCGATAAAACAGGCAGTAAAGAATCTGATTCTAACTAATTTCTACGAACGCCCATATGCTCCTCTATTTGGATCGGATGTTCGCGCTACGTTATTCGAAAATTATACGCCTCACACAGAAGATGAATTGAGAGATGCAATAACAATAGCCCTAAATAACTTTGAGCCTCGCGTAGAATTGTTATCCATCGATTTTGGTGGTAATCCCGACCTCAATCAACTTTCTGTTTCAATTGTGTTTCGTCCAATCAATGCAGTCGAAGCTATAACCCTAAATGTCTCATTAGATAGAGTTCGATAATGGCCGCAAATACTGCTATACCCGTAACGGGGTTGAATTATAACGAGATTCGCGCGAATTTGCGCGATTTCATAGCGGCTAAGCCAGATTTTGCTGATTTTGATTTTCAAGATTCTGCTCTGGGCACTCTACTCGATCTATTGGCATACAACACATATTATAATGCGTTCTATACCAGCATGGCCGCGTCCGAGGCCTTTATTGATAGCGCACAGTTTTATGATAGCGTAGTTTCTCGCGCAAAGCTGGTAAATTACACACCAGTTTCAGCACAAGGTGCTACGGCCAATGTTAGAATATCATTTGTGGATGCCTCGGTCAGTTCGTCACTTCTATCTATTAATATACCTAAAAACACAGAATTCACATCGACCATCAATAGTATATCATATACTTTTGTGACTCCTCGGGCGTATACAATTCTTGCCAATTCCAGCAGCGGATTTGCAACTAATATCGATCTAGTTGAAGGTATACCACTAACGCATCGATATCTATTTACCTCATCCAACACTGAATTTATACTTCCAAATTCTGACGTCGATACTCGTAGCATTTCTGTAACCGTCACAAGTTCGGGTAATACGTCTACGTATACGCCCGTTAGCGATATTCTTACTATTAATTCATCGTCCAAAATATTCTATATCGAAGCGGATCGCGATTCTAAGTACAAGATCAGTTTCGGTGACGACGTTCTTGGAGATAAGCCCGACTTTAATAGCACAGTAGCTATTTCATATCGCGTATGCAATGGCACTAGAGGTAATGGCGCTAACAATTTCACATCGGCAGGAAGTATCGATAATCAATCGGTATTCACTTTATCTGTAAATAATCGCGCAGTAGGCGGCTCTAGCCAAGAAGATATTGAATCCGTTCGATTTAATGCGCCCAAAAATTATGAGACTCAAAATCGAGCCGTTATTGCGGCCGATTATCAGCGTATCATTCTACGCGATAATAGGGATCTGCAGGCTGTCAATGTCTGGGGTGGTGAAGAAAATGATCCGCCCATTTATGGTAAAGTATATGCTTCAGTCAAGCCTATTATTGGTACTCTAATATCTGCATCTCGCGCCGCTCAAATAAAAACAAACATTCGTAAGTATAATGTGCAATCTATCGATTTGGAAATTGTCGATCCCACATTTGTATTCATAGAACCGACAATTACGGTAAATATGAACGTCGAAGCAACTACACTATCTGCATCGGAAATTGCGGCGCTGGTCGCAGCACGAGTAATTGCATATGAGGGCACCAATCTCAATCGATTTGGTGGGCGATTTAGGTATTCTAAATTTCTTAATTATCTGGATAATTCCGATATCGGTATTACCGGCTCTTCTGGTTCAGTGCAGCTACAGAAGCGATTCATACCATCGACAACCGTTAAAAATTCATATACATTCAACTTTAATCAGCGAATCGCAAATCACATGGGAGGAACTAATTCGGCCGTGTCAAGTAGTAGATTTACATTAGACGGCGAAGCTAATTCATTTATAGATGACGACGCTGAAGGTAATATTCGCACATACTATACTTCAGGTATCAATAAAATTTATACTAATGTTGCGGCTGGGACAGTGAATTATGACACGGGCAAAATCGTATTAAATGCTTTTATACCAACTGCATACGTAGGCAATCACATATCGATAAATGTAATCCCCACCACTCAGAATTTCGCGCCAATACGAAATCAGATATTGCTAATATCAGGAGCATCAATAAAAGTATTCGACGATGAGACGCAAAAGGAATTGGCAGCTATTACTAGTGTCAATACCATTGGGAAATCTGCTAATGTTTCTGAGACCGGACTTGCTCCAGTGACGACGTACTAACATGCCGGCCGTCGGGTCAAATGATGTATATCGCAAGCTATCTTCTCAGATTGAATCTCAGTTTTCTGAATTCATTCGAGCAGATGGTCCAAAATTTATTTCGTTTGTCAAGGCGTATTTTGAATACATGGAGCAGAGCAACAAAGCTCTAGATTCAAGTCGAGGGCTATTTGATAATCTAGATATCGACCGAACGGTCGATGATTTCATAGAATACTTTCAGCGCGAATTCATGAATACTATTCCGCGCAATATTGCAGCAAATAAAAGATTACTGATAAAACACATTAAACAGCTATATCGATCACGCGGTTCTCAGGAATCGTATAGATTTCTGTTTAGGGCCATGTTCGATACCGAAATAGATTTCTATTATCCTGGCGACGATATTCTTAGAGTTTCTGATGGGCGATGGGTTAATGAAATCGTTTTAAGTGGATATAGGATTGATGGTGATCCTCTTCTTATGGACGGGCGACTAATTACTGGACAAACATCAGGTGCTACGGCTCAAGTTATAGAAACATTAAACATCACATCTTTGGGTGTATCGCTATATCAGTTTCGTCTACAGTCTCTACAGGGAACATTTACTGCCGATGAACTTATTAGCGACGGACAAGGCAATTCAATTCGGCTTAATAGCACAGTCGGCGAATTATCGTCGGTAAATATTATTGATGGCGGCGCATTTAATCAATCAGGCGATGTGTTATCTATATCTGGCGCTTCTGGTTCTGGCTCAGCCACTGCAACCGTATCAGCTACATCTGAACAAAGCGCAATGACTTTTCGGATTGTCAATGGTGGTTCTGGATATCGCACTACCAATAGTATAATTACAATGAGCGGCGGTGGACCTGTTCGAACAGCGCGAATTTCCATTGTTAATATATCTAATACTGAAAATATAACCATAAATCAAGACGTTATTGGTGGTGTTAAAAATGTAGTCCTCAATACAGGCCTAACATTCAGTACGGGATCGACTAATAGCACAGCAATAAGTGCTAATCTGGCAGCTGCCAATATAACATCGACTATGACGACTGCATTAAGCTTCTCTACTATAACGGTAGGTTCGATTAATACTATTGCACTATTGAATCCGGGCGTTGGATATACCAGCGTACCTACATTGACTGTAGTGGATGCCGATGTTTCTATTCAATCGATAGTGGATGACGATAAGGGAGGATTTAAGGGTCAAAATGCGGTAATTGTAGCTAATACTGTGCCAGGAACTGTTACTTCGATTTCTATCAATAGTACCGATTCCAATTTCGTTCGTGATGATGTACTCACAATAACAAATAATACAAGAAGCATAGCCAATACAACCGACACATCTACAGACATTAAGGCCAATATAACCCGTGGTCTTATTCGACAGGGAGTATATAATGCCAACGGCGTAGCTAGTGTTTTTAGCGTAAAAACACTAGGTGGGCGTTATATCGATACGCGTGGTCTTATAAGTTGGAATAATAAACTACAAGATAATTATTACTATCAAGAATATTCATACGTCATCCGAGCCACAAAACTCGTAGACGAGTATAGAAATGCTATAAAGAAGATATTACATCCTGCTGGTACCAAGATGTTTGGTATTCTGGACACAAATAGTACTTTGGATCTTTCGTCGTTCGGCACTATCGATACCATAGTGGATGATAGTATTCTAAGTGTCGAAGTCACCTCTATTCCTGATTTGTATGAATCTATTCTACTAGCCGATTCTATAGTTGGCGGTATTCTGCATGCTGGTCCAATTACAGAATCTACGACAAGCACCGACACAACAAACGCAACCAATACAGCAGTTGCTGCCCTTAGTGAATCGGTCACAGGCACTGACACAACAGACGCAGCCAATATAACAACAGCAGCCATTAGTGAATCGGTCACAAGCACTGATGCAACAGACGCAACCAATACAGCAGTTGCGGCAATTACAGAGCACACCGGTATTCTATTAACGTGGGAAAATGTGGTCGAATCTGGTTATGATTCGCAGGTTATATCTGATGTGCTTAATGGTCTTCTTTCAATTGACGATACGGTCAACGCAACCAATACAGCAGTTGCTGCCCTTAGTGAATCGGTCACAGGCACTGACACAACAGACGCAACCAATACAGCAGTTGCTGCCCTTAGTGAATCGGTCACAAGCACTGATGCAACAGACGCAACCAATACAGCAGTTGCTGCCCTTGGTGAATCGGTCACAAGCACCGATGCAACAGACGCAACCAATACAGCAGTTGCGGCAATTATAGAGCTCACCGGTATTCTATTAACGTGGGAAAATGTGATCGAATCTAGTTATGATCCGCAGGTTATATCTGATGTGCTTAATGGTCTTCTTTCAATTGACGATACGGTCAATGCTACTACGTAATTGATATTGTGTCTTATAAATAGCTAATAGTTCAACTACTCATAAAGGATACACTCAATGACTATCGAAACTATCAAGGTAAGTGACATCAACTCAGCCAGTGTGACACGCAACGCTCAGACAAGTGAATCCGTATCGGTACAGGGCGTATATAAGGCCGTGTGCTATGATGCGGAAGGAAAGATCAAGTGGGAAGATAACTTTCCTAATACCGTTACTACGGTAGGTAAGAATAATCTTCTTAACATTTATCTCGGGGCTAACTCCATTACGGCTGTTCCTGTCACCTGGTATCTTGGGCTCATCGTAGCAAATGGGTATTCCGGAATTTCCGTAGCGGATACTGCCGCATCACATGCTGGCTGGTTAGAATCTGGCGCTCAAGGCGGAGCTGCTCCCGGCTATAGCCAGGGTACCCGTCGAGCCGTCACTTTCGCCGCGGCCGCGAATGGCGCAAAGGCTACATCTAATGCTGCAATCTTTACAGTTAGCTCAGCTGGTACAATTAAGGGCGCTTTCCTGATAAACAATGAGACAAAGGCTGGCACAGGCGGTATTCTGTATTCGGCCGGGCTATTTACTGTCGGCGACAAGGTAGTTACCGCAGCGGATACACTAAACGTAACATACACGGCATCTGCTTAATTTCATCAAATCATCATAGAGTATAGCTATGCCTGGTATTATTACAAGACGATTTCGAATAAACAATGCCAAGCAATTTTTTGATGCAATAAGTGCTGCCACAAAGAAATTTTATATCTTCATCGGCCGCGTGACGCCTTATGCCGATGAAGCTGCGCCAACTACGCCAACCGATACAATTCAAAACACTCACTTCGATGGTTATCGCGACATGATTGCAATGAAACGAGTGCAGTCTTCCGACATATCGCAAGTAATACCTAAATATTTATGGGCCAATAATACTGCTTATACTCAATATATCGACACCAGTACGTCATTGTTTCCTACTTCAACATCAGTCTATTCGAATACTACATTCTACGTATTAACCGATGCTGATAACGTATATAAATGTATATACAATAATCGTGGTGGGCGATCAACCGTAAAGCCTACTGGGACAAGTACGTCTATCATAACTACGGCTGACAAATATCGCTGGAAATTTCTATACAACGTAAGTGGAGCAGATAAAACTAAATTCTTTTCTACATCGTTTATTCCTGTAAAGACACTAACAGCTAATAATGGAAGTGCTCAGTGGTCAGTTCAGCAGGCCGCAGCAAATGGTGCAATACATAATATTCTAATTACAGCTAATGGAACAGGATATGTAACGACATCAAATACATTCTCGGCCGTATCAAATAGTACGACGATGGTATTAAAGAATAATGCAAGTACTACCGATGACATTTATACACTATCGACTCTATATATTTCTGCTGGATTAGGAGCTGGTCAGCTTCGTAAAATCGTGAACTATGTCGGATTAACCCGTACTGTAACAGTAAATACCGCTTTTGCTCAAACACCAAATACATCTTCTAGTTATATTGTAGGTCCAAACGTAATCATAAAAGGTGATTCTGGAGGCTCCAGCGCACAGCGCGCGCTCGCATACGTCTCGAATGCTGCATTTGGGCAAATTCGAGATATCACGATGATAACCGAGGGTCTACACTATTCCACAGCTAACGTATCTATTTCGGCCAATTCATCTTATGGGTCAGGTTGTGTCGCCAGGCCAATAATATCGCCTAAGGGTGGGCACGGTAAAGATCCCGTACAAGAGCTTGGTGCAGTCGATGTTATGCTAAGTGTGCGCGTAACAGGATCGGAATCCAATACATTTCCTACCAATAATGACTTTCGTATAATTGGTTTAGTGAGCGATCCATTACTTCGTGGTGGCTCATCGGCTAATGCGTCGGTAATCGATCAGTGTAGCAGGATTACCGTTACGTCGCTTTCTGGCGATCTTACTTCTGATGAAATCATTACTGGTGGTACCAGCGGAGCTAAATCCAGGTTTGTACAATTTGCCAATACAAATAGTGCGCGAACAGCAGGTATAGTTCGTGTTATTCGAGTTGCCACAAATGGAACAGGCGGCACATATAGTGTAGGGGAAACTATTACCGGAAGTGTTTCGGGAAAAACTGCCACGGTAGCATCATTTACCAAGCCTGCCGTGAGAGAATTCACCGGAAACATTATATATACTGAGAACAGGACGTCTATCGCAAGAGCGCCCGAACAATTAGAGGACATTAAAATGGTTGTGAAATTCTAATGGCATCTATAGCAAATACCGCCACTCTCTCTACCAATCTGAATGTCGATCCTTACTATGATGATTTCAATGAGTCTAAGAATTTTCATCGAGTTCTGTTTAGACCGGGCTTGGCCGTGCAGGCGCGCGAGCTTACGCAGATGCAATCTATTCTTCAGAATCAGATTGATCGCTTTGCAGAGCATATATTCAAGGAAGGTAGCATCGTTCGTGGATGCGAACTAAAGCTTGATCAGAGATTTTACTATGTGAAGCTTCGCGATAATAATTCTACAGGGTCTACGGTAAACGCGGCCGCGTTTTTAAACAAGACAGTTAAGGGAACAACGTCTGGTGTTCGTGCTGTTGTTAATGCTACTACCGATGGCTCGCAAGCCAATACACCAAACTTTAAGTCATTATATGTAAAGTATACTGCCGCAAATACAAGTGGCGCAAAGTTTTTTGCTAATAATGAAATTCTAACAGCCACAGATGGATCAGGCA